ATGACATGGAAACAAACATATACCGGACGCAAATTCGATCTGCATAATCCGACACCCGACCAGGTCCATTGGGCAGATATTGGATATCAACTTGCCGGGCTACGCCGCTTCGACGGCGCGCTCGTCGGCGATTGGTCTGTTGCCGACCATAGCCTTCTTGTGGCCCGGATCATTCGTGAACAGGGCGGAGACCAGCGTGCGCAACTGCATGGCTTGCTGCACGATGCTCACGAGGCTTATATCGGCGACTTGACCACTCCCGTGAAGCAGGCCTTGGCCGCTACGGGATCAGGCAAGGAAATTACTGACGCATGGCAGGATCTCGAGCGTCGGATAGACGCTGTCATATTTGTAAAGGCGGGATTGAGCCGTGAAGGCGACGACATGCTGGATTTTGCCAATCAGTGTTCTCGCGTCAAAGCCGCCGACTCGTTAGCGCTGACAGCTGAAGCTTTTACATTCTTTGCCTCTGGCCCGCGACCAGATTTTCTAGACCAGCTTGATTGGCTGGATAAATATACCGTTTCAGAATTGCAGCGCATGTGTGGCGAGCCCCTTGGCCGAGAAGCAGCGGCGAGAGAATTCGTTCGCCGTGTACACGCTTTGCGGCTTGCCATCGCTCCTCAAACGACGGGGACGCTGGTATGACCGCCCCGCTCGGCGCAGGCGAGACCCTGCAATGGACGCCGGAGGTGGAGCAGGCGGCGCATGCGTTCACCGAGGCGCTGCTAACCGCCAATCCGACTATGCGGCCTGCCACGGTGCTGTCGCTTGCCCAGTACGCACTTTTCGACAGAGGCTTTGCAGCCAACATCGTGGACCGCGACAGCGGCCGCAGCATGGCCGTCGCCCTCGGCTATTCGGTGGTCATGCGCTTTGCCGCAGACAAGACTGACGCGCTGGCTATGGCCTATCAAATCGGCATCCGGTTGCGCACCTATATCGAAACGTCCGACATGGACCATGCTCCGCAGGGAGAGGCACTCGCCGATGACAAATGAAAAAGCTTTACTCTCCTCCGAGATCGACTTCGCAGCTCAAGAGCGTCACCGGATTGCCCGCATGGTGCATGAAGCGTATCTGACGCTTTACGTGACCCCACGCGGCGGCGTCTCGTCTGGCGGCGGATCATGCTGGCCGGTCTATCAATACCAGCCAGGCGATTGGGGTTATAACAAAGATCTGGTCGAGGGCGAAAAGGTCGACCCGCGATCAGGTGGCATCGCCTGGACGCCAACGCCGCGCCAAATTGACGAGCTCGACGTTGTGTTAGAATGGATCGCATCTTGGCAAGGCCGCGATCGCAACCGACGCGGCTTCCATCGCTGGGAGCATAGCCTGTTGGAAAGCTGCGCGCTCAACCTGCTGCGCTCAGAATGGGCGGGCGAAGACTGGATGAAGGTCAAAGCGCACATGGCCACGATCGGCAAACTAGGCAGCCGTTCAATCTATCATTGGAAGCGCGAGGCAACACGGCTGCAGGAAGTATTGTTTGCGCAAGCGCGGGCCTCTGGCGAGGCAAAAATATAAAAATTTTCCTCAGAGGCGTGGTGATAATTTTGGAATCAAAACCGAGTCCTAGCAAAAATATAAAAAAAGTTTTCCGCATAATCCGCAAATCGAGGTAGATATTTCTACGCTGGCGCTCTTCCTCTTGAATGCTTAGGCACATTACCCATCACTTTCACCCCGCTTTGCTTCGCTGCATGGCGGGGTATTTTTTGACCTGAAGTCTCACCGTAAAAGGCCTGTTTCCTATGTCCGAAGATATCATCGCTCAAATTTCGCAAGCCATTAACGCATGGATGCAGGAGCCTCTCGGTGGCCAGCGTCAACTTGGTCTTGAGCCGGGTCTAGTTACACGGTGGACGCCTGCCGATGCCGCCACGAACGGCAAGATAGCGTCGCTTGACCTTGCCGCTTATCTGGCAGGCACGACCGGACTCTTCTGCTTTGTTGCTATCGACTTCCACGACAATCTCGAAGTGCTAGGCGGCGTTTCCAAACACCGCGACGCCAGTGCCGGCGGCGCTGAGATCACCGTCACGCCGATGGAGTACCGTGATAATGCGGTGACCGCTGTTTGCCCGTTCGCCGGCGTCGCCGAAGGTGGTCACCTCGATATCGTCGAAGTTCAGAACGAAGAGCCCGAAGCCGACGCCGGTCCAGACGAGGCCCCGGCTGCAGCAGGCGAGGCCGCAGCAAGCGCTGAAACTGAAACGGAAACACCAGCCCCCGCCACCGATGCGCCGACAGAAACCAGCGGCGATCAAAGCACTTCGGACAGCGAGGCATCTGCGGACAAAACAGGAGCCTAGCCATGCTTAACCGTCGCCATCCTTTCTGGACATCCGGCGGGGCCTCCGCACCCGGCGGAGGCGGTACCGTCGATGCGGTTGCGCGAACAGGTGTTGCAGACCTCAAGGGCCGCACCCCGGTCGGCGACGCGACCACAGTCGTCGGCGTTGGTGAATGGACAATGGCATCCGATACGCTGATCCGGTTTCAAAACACCACGGCCGGGCCAATCACGCTCAACACAGGCACCACGCATGCCGCGCTGACCGCTAAAAATTTAATTGAAGCATCGGTGCCATCCTCCGATCATGTCTATAACCGCCTGCAAGACGCGCCCAATCCGGCGACGATTGAGGTCGGCACTCTGGTCACCGTTGTCGATGATGGCGCGCTGACCGGTCAGCACTTGGCGCTCGGTGCGCCGAAGGGCTCCATGGCGGTTTACTACCGCCTGCAATCTTAAACCAACAGGGCAATTTATTATGGCAATTCTCGCATCTCGCAATGCGCCAGGCGGCGCAATCGGTGACACCATCAACGGCGACGTGGTGGTCCATGTCTTCGCTGATATGCACTATGGTTTTGCTCCGGCTGCGGTTGCAACCGACCTGCACGACACCGTGGCAACGAAAGCAGACCGCCCCGACGTGGCGACCAAATCAGACGGCTATCGGGTAAAGACTTCAAGCAATGGTCTGGTCTATGTCGTCAACGACGGTGTTTATGAGGTCGAGAACTATGAAGTTAGCGAGGCCAATGTGGCTGCGCGCGACGCCCTGACGGAAGTCGAGACCGGCCAGCGCGTCTACATTGACGACATCGACCGCACCGATCGCTACAATGGGACGGACTGGGTGGAAGGCGACATCAAAGCGCTCGGCTACAACACGTATGCCGATCTGCCGGATCCGACGACCGTGCGCTCTGGCACCGAGGCCATTGTGCTGAACGATCCGACAGAGAGCCTTCGCGGCAAGCATATCGCGCTCGGCGCTGACGCTGGCCAGATGGCCGCTTACTGGTCTACAGCGGCTTAGGTTATGGTTAAGGCAACGTCCTTAAAACAGCTGGGCCTGCAGGAAGGCGATCGCTTCGGCGACTTCGTCGTGGCTAGGGTGATATCTGACGGCGTGTATGGCTGGGACAATGTCGGCCCGGCGGATCATACCAGCGACGACGATATCCACACCAGCGCGGCGGAAAAGGCAGCGCTTGCGATCGCCCTTGGCCAGCTGCGCAATGACATAGATAATCTGGACGTCACCGGTCAGATGCTGCGGCCGTTTGCCGATACCTATGCTGGTCTGCCTGCCATCCCGGCAGAGGCCGACGCGACGACGACCTTTTCGACCTGGTTGACAGCCGACGATATTGGCACCGGCGACGCAGAAAACCCGCAATATCCTCGCGGTGTGTATCTGACCAATGGTGGTCAGTGGGATTTTGCGATCTCTGTCGCTGTCCCTGACGTGCCGTCGACCGAGATACCCGCCTTTGGGACATTCGCCGACGCCGCAGCAGCGGTCACAGCAGGTACGCTGACGCTGGAAGACGGCAAGAGCTATTTGCTTATTCATTCCGAGGCCGACGAGGCCCGCAACGATCTTTACCACTACCGATTTGGGAAATTGTTTCCAGTGAACGTTGGTGGTTCAGGTGGAACAGATACCGCAGCTGATCTAAATTACCTAACTGAAGGATGGTAAAACCATGGCACTAGACTTTCACCGCGTAGCCAATGGGGCCGTGCCCGGCACGGCCACAGCAGGCCACATTTACTTTGAGTCAAACGGCGCAAATGACGGCCTTGAAGCCGTCTATGTCACCGATACTGGCGGCACACCACGCAAACTGGACGCCGTAACATCGGCTGCATCTGCCGCTGCAATTTCGGCGGCGATCACCGCTGCGCTTGCAGGCATTGACCAGACCGCTGCTGGCACTAGCTTTGACAATGTTGCGTCAGGAATGACAGCAACGAACGTGAAGGCCGCGCTTGAGGAATTGAACACTGGCTTGACTGGTGTTGCTCACACAGCGATTACGGGCATCGACCTAAAAGCAGGCGGCGGCGCGAACGAGTTCCTTGTGGAAATTACTTGGACTGACGGCGACGGCAATGCGCAAACGACCACAGATCCGACGCCGATTACGGTGGCGACTGTCGGCTACAGCACCGAGACCTGGTAGCGCCCCATGTCTATTTCTTGGCATCGCGTCACGCGCGCAGAGTTTGACGCGCTGTCCACGTTCACTTCCGGCCATCGTTACGATGTGCTGGAAGCGAGCGGCAGCATAACTGAATATGTGGTCAATACCGGTGGCGCTCCGGTACCTCGCGCGCCGCTTATGCCATTGGTGGCGTCGGCGGACGCCACGGGCGCTGCGGGCGAAGTGCGCGTGGTTATCATCACGCCTAACGGAAAACCTGACGAACGGGCCTTTGTGTTTGTCTATACCGCAAACGGCGACCGCGTGCCGTTGGCGATCAGTAGCCAAGTTCTCCGCGATGCCTTTGATAACGCCGTCCTCGATGTTGACACCTCGCGGAACAACATCAAGACAAAGCTAGGCCTGATTGATTTGATCGGCACACACAATTGGAATGCAGCCACGCTAAATGCGGGGCAGCGCCGCGAGCGCCCGGTAGCTGTTACGGGTGCGACGCCCGGCATGTTCGTGGAACTCGTAGCTGACAGTTCGCTGCAAGGTCTGACGATGTGGGGTGACGTGACTGCCGCTGACACGCTCACGATCTATCTCGAAAACGGCACAAATGCCGCGATTGATCCGCCGACTTACGAATTTACTTACAATCTGCGTGCTCCGCAGACTGGGCCGTAGGGGACTGTCATGCCAGACATCAATGAAGGCCCACTGACTTTTGTTGTTCCCGATGAGGCGGATGCGCCGGATGTGCGCCTGCTCTACTTCGACGATTACGCGGCTCCGGCGGCTGAAACTATACCAGCCGATAGCGCTGTATTTATCCGAAGCACGGAAGAACTATGGGCGCGCCGAACCGCGACGACTGCGGCATTCCCTGCAAACGGTGTGCCGAATGACGATTGGTTCAACTTCGGATCTAAAGACCCGCAAACGCTGGTTCTGAATTATATCGAGGTAACGCTTCGCTCTGCCGGCACGAATGCTGGCTCAAATGTCGGGCTGGAGTTCGTCGATAATGACGGCAATTCATACCCGCCCGGCGATTGGGTGTATGACGCCAACCTCGTTCAGTACTCGGGTGGCACGGCTACGATCATTACGGATAAGGCTCTGTTCAACGGCACGATCGGTCTTGGCCGCAACAAGGCGGGAACGGTCAAGTTCTACTACACGGGCAAGTTCCCGAACGGCCTGTCTGCAATCAATGCAACACCTGCCAATGGCGGCTCATCGCAGGGCGTGATCGTCACCTATCAGGGCACGAACTACAACGACAGCTTTACCAACGTTGCGGCCATCACTGATCCGCTTTACTGGACAACGAGCCAGACGGTTGAGGCATCCGATCAGGCCGCAACGTTTCTTGAAGCGACCGAGTACACAGAGGGCACTGTGTTCTCTGCGCCGGAGCCTGATCCTGCTGATCCAGATTATCAGACGTGGTTTAATTGGGTCATCAACACCGGCGAAACCATCCTCGATACAGAGGTGCCAAACGGCACCGAGGCCGAACTGCTTGCGGTCAAGCCGCGCCTGTCTCGCTTTGGCATTGGCACGCCAAATGATGAGCCTGAAGGACTGCGCGGCGCACCTGTGGCAACGCTTGCAGAGCTTACTGCTCTGACGGCCCGTGATGGCGAGACCCGCCGCGTCGGTGCAGACTGGTATGTGTTCACTCTTGGCGCAACGTCTGGCGATGCCGCTGATGATGCTGCGACTGGTTTCTGGAATAAGGTTGAAATCTACACCACGATTGCAGCCAATGAGATTGGCGCTTTCAAGGCAGTGCCAAATGTAAAAACTGACGGAACGGCTAAGTTTCCTGCTGATTATGTGGCTGAGGGGCTGCTGCCTCTAATTAACGGCTATAGCCTCACGAACGGTGCCGTAGATAATCCGAAGTTTGCAGCGATGTTCCCGACCTTCGTGATCGGCGATGATCTGACGGTGCCGAGCACATTTGACGGTAGGTTCATTCGTAACCTTGGTGGCAATGCTGCCGCGTTCATGGCGTCGCAGGCTGACGGCACGGCGGTCAATGGGCTGCGGACGTTAAGAACATACGTTCAATCCGATTGGAACGGACAAAGTAACAACGATTTTGGCAAGGGTAGTGGAAGTCTTACAGGCGCGGCCAATAACGGCGTTGGCATGTCATCGGCTGACCCAGAAACACGACCACATAACTTCGCCATGCAGTTCGTGCTGGTGCTGGACAGCTATGCCAAGACGATCATGGTTGAGCCGGGCACCCTAACGATTACCAATCCGAACGAAGCCGACACAACCAGAGTCCTGACGCCGAACGGCGATGGCACAGCGACATTCACAGACGCCCCAGCAGCAAGCGCCGGGCCTGATGTTGACTATGACTTTGTTCGGCATGGGCGCATTGCCGCGAACCCGAACGCGACCCTTGATTGGGGCGTGGCACTTCAGGCGGGCTACGCACTGCATACGACCGTGACTGGGAGCGGCACATCTGCCAGCCAGCGCTGCACGGCGCAGGAAGGGACTCGCACAGCTACAAACTGTCCGGTCACAATCTTGGACGACGTGGGCACGGGGGCAGGCACTATCTCATGGACTGTCTACGGCAATAAAGCGTAGGTGGCGCGTCTAATCCATGACCGATTACACCACCCTTGCTGAACGTCTCTTAGCCGATGTCGCTACCACTCAGGCCGCAGTCACAGACATTCAAGAAAGCGGGGTTAGCTCAACATGGCACCCGCCGATCATGCTTGGCGGTGAGTTCCTGATCGATCCCGGCGAGATCAACGGCTGGGGTGTGCGGGGCAGACTGGATGACCGCCACACGAACGACTTGGGTAATGCAGGCGCGACTAACCTAGCCACCAGCACGGGCGGCGTCGTGCTGCCATATGACGTTCGTGTCAAGCGGTTGCTCGTACATCACACCAACTCAAATGCAAACGCTGCAATCTCTTGGGCATGGGTATTAGCAAAGCAGACTTGGTCCGGCGGATCTGCAACGCGCACGACGACTTATGTCCTCGATCAAGTCACCGCCACAGGCGCAGCAGGTTACAATAATTATGCAACCACTATCCGACAGCTTACGGATATTGATTTGAGCGGCAATGCTGAGAACGTGGTGCCAGCCGGAGACATGCTGACGCTCGGCGTAGCAGGTGCGTCTACGACGCCTAGCACGAATTATTATGTCCGCTGCCATGCGGGCTTTATCGAATTGGAGCGCATCTAACCCATGCCCGATTACACCATCCTCTGACGTGCCAACAGTAAGAAAATACAAACTACAATAGGGATAAAAAACATGAACTTCATTCTATTCATCGCTCTGTCCATCCTGGTCGCAGACGTCATCATTCGCCGGCTGGCCATGATTAAGCGAGTATTTGGCAAAGCGAAGAACGCGGCCAGAATTGCAAAAGATTCAATGCGTGACGACAGCTCCGCCGAGGACACCGCGTCACCGGTCTCAGTAGATCAAAATAATGTCTAAGCCTCCGCGCAAATTGACCGCATTAGGTGGCAAGGAGCAAAAACTCTATCGTCAGCTGGCTCAGCGTGACGCCGATGTGTTGGCTGAACGCGCTCGCACTGAGAATGCGGAAGCTGCGAAGGCCAAGGCCATCGCGCTCGGTGTAGCTTCCGTCGAGAAGGAAGCGGCAAAGACCGACAAGGTGCGCGCCTCTCGAGGCCGTGCGCGTCCTATTTACTTTATCGCAGGCATAGCGGCTGGCCACGGCTGGCTTCCAGTGTGGGCCTTTTTGATCGAGCGGATCACTTAGTGACCTGATCCATATTTCCGAAACGTCTGGGCAGCGTCTACGGTCCACACGAACGCCCAGCATCAATACGGGCAACTCTATGATTAATGTGACTTGGACAAATCCTGACGATTCTTACTCCCTTGAGGTCGCGAAGTTCGTCTTTGGAAACATGCCGTGCTACCCAGTGGCGATTGGTTACGACCACAAGATTATCGGCTTCGATCCGCGTCTCGCAGAGAAACTTGGCCATGAGCCAGGCGACAGACTGATCGGTTTGGACTTCAATACGGTCCTGCCTGATTACTTGCACGAAAATCATCCGGGCTATGTCAAACGCTATGGCGAGCTCGGCAACACCGTAAGCAAAGCGCTCGAGGCGCGCGACTTCCGAGCCTTCGAGTTTAAGCACGCTGACGGTAGCAAGGTTGCGGCTCGCATATGCCTGAAGCCATTTAGCGACAGCTTCTGCGAGACGTTCTGCCTGAACAAACACGACCACAATCGTAAGATGGTTTTCGGCTTTGTGAACTTGCCATCCGACTTCGGCGAGGTAGGGCAGCATGCGCGATTGGCCGAAGAGCTAAAGAAGTATGATTTGTTAGAAGCCGTCCTCGCTATGCTTGACGGTGTGCGAGAGACTAAGAAAAATATTGATCAGGTGGCTCTGCCCGTCAAGACCGACGAGCCAGCGCCTGTGGAAGTTGTCGAGCCGGTCCCTGTGCCGCCGCTGCAGCCTGACGAAATTCTGCCAGAGGCCGAAACGGAACCAGTGCCGGGCGACCAATCGCAGCCTGCCCCGACGCCAGTCCCGCCACCAAATAACCCTCCTGAACCTGCCCCCTCACCGCCAATTGTTGAAGACAAAGTTATGAGCGAACTCGAAGCGATGCAGGCCATGGTCGATGACCTTGAGAAAGATCTATGAGCGCCGAAATAATGTTGAAACTGGCCATGGATCAGGTCACCGACATTCGCAAAGATCTAGCCAATTTGACGGGCGACGTCCGCGCGCACATTGAAGGCGCGATAAGAGACCGCGAACGGATGATCATCGATCGTCAAGAAATGCTCGAGTATAGGCGTGAAGAACGCAATCGCCGCGAGCAAGAGCGCAAGGATCGCATAGAGGCGGATCGCCAACAGATAGCGACCATGACCAAGATGATCAAAGGCCTGTCAGGAATGCAAGGCCGGCTCGATGCCATGGCTGCGGCGGCGAATAAATCCAGCGTTCAGGTGAACACGGGCGACCGGACAGACATTCAAGGCAGCGTCCACGGCGATGTGGCTCAAACTATCAAAAAGGAAAAGACATGACCGGTGACGAAAAAACATCCGGCGGATTTAACATGAGCATCGGCGGCGACGTACACGGCGATGTGGCTCAAACGATCGATAAATCCAAGAACGTCAATGTCGAGGGTGACATGCACGGCGATATCGACATGGGCAGTGACCAACCGTCAACATTTGAAGAGGCGCTGGCACAGGCCGCAGCCGATCATGAAGGCGACCCATCTGTCACCGACGCTATCGTGCGTATCCAGACAGCTGTCGAGGCCGAGCCGGTACCTGAAGACCAAACCACACCGATACAGTCCACGCTGCGCGCCTCCCTTGGCTTCCTGAAACGCGCGGCACCTAAAGTTGCACCTATTGCATTCCGAGCGGCAAAGACGGCGCTCAAAGCCCACCCATTAGCAGGCCTTCTGATTGGCGTCATTGAAGGCGCGATGGAAGATCCGACCGGCGCTCCGCTGGAAGCTAATGAAACACCTTCGGAATAACACAGATCAAATCGAGATGGGGCTGTTGCTGCTTTGCCTGGCATTAGCGGGAACGGCCCTATTCATCGTCATATCCAGCGGAGCCCTTGATGGCTGATTTTGAGAAACTCTTCACAGCATTTGTCGGCACAGGCCCGCTCGATTTTGACTGGGAGTATTTTGACAAAGAGGACTTGCGCGTCGACGTCGGCGGAACAATCCTCAAGATTGAAGAATTCGATCATGCGCCAAACGTGGTAGGTGAGGCATGGATGGGCGGCGTCATCACGCTTAAAGCAGGCGTCGCTGGTGTAGACGTCAAAATTTGGCGCGACACCACTCACTTGTCTAGTGCCAAAGACGGCGTCACCGAGCCAGGGCTCAACCGCGAAGTAGACCGCCTGAATGCACGCGCAGAGGACTTGAAGCGTCTGATTTCCAACCCTCCGTCCGCCGGAAATAACCTAGCCGAGCTTGGCCGCGACCTGCACGCGGTCGGAATGCTGGGCAGATCAATGGACCTGCGCAGTCTCGATGGCGGGGCTGATAAAGTCCGCAGCGGGTACATTTGCAACTATCGCCAAACTCCCGGAGACACCCCCCGCGCAGGCCAAGGCCTGTGGATTTGGTATGCGGAATCACTTCGCAGAGACGATGGGGGCTTCGGCACGATCAAACCGGTCACCATAGCCGACGCCGCACCGGGACGTTGGCATGGGCCAGCAGGCGAAGAAGAATTGTCGGTGATGATCGGCCAGTCTATCGTCTATGCGACGGCGAATGAGTTTGTCATCAAGCAGAACGGCGAACCGCATTTCACGACCACGCCGTGCCACGAAAATCAGATCATCGAAGATCAGGGCGACGGGACATACAAGCAAACTTTCGTTGGTAAAGACCCCGGCCCGGCAATCCTCTGCTATCGCCCAGACCAAGACGATGTTGGTCCCGTGACAGTGGGCCTCGAGCCATTCAAGAACGGTCTAAACAGCGTCCATCTGGGGCAGGCACAGGCTCGCCATAATGCAACTGGTCGGCGGATCACACTGATCACGGTCGCCGAGGGCAGCCAAGCGATCGACCTTTACGATGCTGAAAACGAGGCGGAGATCACCTCGATCACACCGGGCAATCCGCTAATTATTGCGGTTTCCGATTGCCGGAAGCTCGCCGCAGCGACCACCACGAACAAGGCTTCGAAGGTCACGCTCCTAGGCCTGACCGGTGTTCCCACGTCGCCGACCGGCTGGTACTATGCGATGAATACATCGTGGGTATATGGCGATATCCGCAAGGCGACAGCGCCAGTGCCCGGAACGTTTGAAGTCCACACGATCGACGGCCCTGTCAACGGCGCAGGAGTTACAGCCGCTGCCGGTTCAAAAGTTGGCATTCACCATCTACTTGACGAACTCATCCGCCAAGTTGAACGAACGATGGAACTCACGGGCCTCCGCAAGATCCGCATTTGGTCAGACATCCAAAACGGCGGAAATGTCGGCCTCAGCTACGACGACCTAGTTTCGACGGTCGGCGGTGTCTCGCAGCCAGAAGACTACCAGTCGATGCGCGAAAAGATTTACGCGGCACTTATGAACCGCACTTCCGTGTTCGACGGCGTCGAGGGGCATTGGTGCGACTCCGACAGCATGTGGGTAAGCTACGAGAGCTTGCGGACCAACGCAGGTCAGAAATCCTACGAAAAGGCCCGGAACGATATTGTGAGTTTGCAGGCCGACCTCGGCCCTCGGCACGCCGTTGCTTCAAGCGCCGGCTACACGGCCGTCGATGGCTCGCATCCAGAGAACCGGCATAACTGGGGCGAAGAAGTAGGAGGGGCGGCTCTACGGTCATTTGAGGGCGGTCGCTTCCAGGCCGCGGCGCTCCACCAAATCCGCAGACTGCTTCGGCCCGACGCGTCTCTCGGCTCAAGGATGCACGGCAAGGACATCAACAACACGATTTATGATCTGCGCGCTCAGCCGAACAACGGACGCCTCGTGCTAAACGGTCAACTGTTCACACCGAGCGCTTCACTGTTTGTCATTCCTGACGACATGGGCACCGACGGCGACGACATTGGTGGCGAGTTTTGTCTCTACGTCACTTCCAATTCAGGTGCCACGCCCACCTTTACAGGCGGCGCTTATCCAGATGGTCGAACTCGTGTGATTTACATTCCACCGCCGGAAGAGCCAACATTCGTCACCACCTTCGTAGACGAGGTCTCAGGTGTAGAAACGATCAATGAGTATATTTGCGAGCACAAGGGAATTGACTATTCTTTCAAATATCGCGGCAAGCGTAAGTGGCTCGTTGGTCACGCACCGCGCACTTAGGAGCTAAGCTATGTACCGTATCCTCCTCCTCGCCGCCATGCTCACGCTGACCGGCTGCCAAACCTTCAACAAAGTTTTCGGCCCTGGCTTCGGTCTGAAGCAGGAGCAGGTGGTCGAGCACTGCGAGTGCGTCGACCCGTCCGGCATCAAGCCGATCGAGACGCCAGAGGCGCAGCCCGAAGCAGAGCAGCCGATCAAGCGCGGTCAGCCGATGGCGGAGGACGCCGGAGACCCTTACGGCCCCGGCACGGCTCAGAACACGACCGAGGCACAGGAGCGCGGCAAACCAGCTGGCTTCAGCGTCGAGGCCGAAATTAAAATGTGTAAGGCGCAGCCAGAGCTGCCCTTTTGTAAATAATCGAACACCACACCGGCGAGCAGAGCTAGCGCAGGTCAGGGCGGAGTCCTTGTCGTCCTTCTGCAGTGATGGAGAATAAGCCCTCCGCTCTGCTCTCCCGTGTGGCGACCAACGAAGCACAGGCTGTTGAGCAGATCGCAAGCGCGTAACTGCGGCGAACCCTGACGTGCTGACAATGTGCGCGGTGGCTGCAAGCTAGCCGCGTTGCCGGGCCGACACGCAACTCGGCCCTTCACGTGTAAACCTACTGCTCCGCCACACGACCAATTATCAGGACGGACAAATGTCGACACAACCTTACGCTCGCATCACTGGATGGGACGCGCTGAAAACCGAGCAGCAAAACTTGCTGCTGCGCATCCGCACTTGGCTGATCGACGAGCAAGGGCTGACGCCTGTTCGGGCTGACGAGGACGGCATGGCTCAGGCCGTGGCCTGCTCTGAGATCGTTCGCGCGGACAGCGTCTACACGTCAGACGAAGATCAGGGTAGCGACCCATATTTATTTATTGAGGCTGACGACCCGGAGCACTGGCGCACCAAATATGAAGCGCTGCTTGATCCACTCCGCAAGGTCTACGACGACTGCGACGGACGAGGGCTGCTGACCGCTCTGCTCTGTTGGGCGATCGGCTTCCCGATGTACAACTTGCGGGCCTGCATGGTTTCGTCAGAGACCGACGGCTACATCGCAAAACAGAAAGGCCGCTCGCGTCGGATCGATCACTACGTCCTCAAAGCCTGGTCGGCGACACAGCGTGTCTGGCGCTGGCTCGGCGACACGTGGGACGACGCTCGTGAAAACAAGTGCCCACCTTGCGCCGAGCGTGACCACGTCTCGATGCTTGAGAAGACCTTCTGTCTCGACGACGGCACGCGGCCAGGCTGGGATTTGCCCGAAGGCCAGAGCGAGCTTGACTTCGAGATTTTCAAATTACAGGCGGACGGACGCAAAGTGCCAAACCGCCGCGCCTTTGCCGCAACGGCTGGGCGACCACTTCCGGCAGACAGCAACGACGTCGTCTGCGCGGGACAATATGACCTGAAAGAGATTTAGACATGGGAACGATCACGCGCACTCATTTGACCGCAGCCTCGCCCGCAACTCCGTGGAGCGTAGGCGCTGGTGTGCCGGTAAGAGCGCGTGTTGCAGGTGGCCTTGGCGGGCAGGTTTACCTTGAGATCAAAATTGCTGGATTTACCGAGACATCTTTGATCCCGCTGAGCCAAGGCATCAACCCTGGCGCGGAAAGCGCGCCCGACGAGGAGTATCGCATCGTCGCTCGAATGAGTGATGACAGCATTCAAGTGTTTGAGGTCGATTTGGTTTGTTAAGGCGATAGCATGGCTGTCTATATTGATATTGAAACGGCGGGCATCAAAGACCTGTCGAGGCTCTATATGTCGATGGGTGGCTACCGCAAACGCAAGATCACAGCACGGGCACTAAACCGTGTTGGCTCTATGGCCCGCACCCAGCACGTCCGGTACATCGCCAAATCATCCGGGGCACGGTCTACCACGGTACGCCGGTTCATGCGGACCAAGCGAGCCGACGCAGGTGGCTCCGGTCGGCAAACCTATGAGATGCAATTCACAGGCGGATATTTGTCCCTGAAAGAATTTCGTCCCCGGCAAACTCGAAGGGGCGTTTCTGCTTCCCCGTGGGGCAAACGCCAGAGATTTAAGGGCACGTTCCTGAACCGCAAGATGGGCGGCCACGTCTATAAACGGGAGGGCTCGGCACGCTTCCCAATCAAGAAGCTCTATGGGCCAGCCATCCCAATGGAGGCAGCTATGGCCGATGCACAACAGGTGGTGAACGAAGTGGCGCGCGCACATCTGCCTCGACGCATCGAGCACGAAACCAAGCAGGAGCTAATCAGAGTGGCGCGCAGAGTGGGATCACGGCACGTAAAAGTGTACTGAGAAAAACATAATGTTCTCAAACATTTAGGGACCGTATTCGCTTCACAGACACAATGCGGGCGCGCTGCCCCGATTATTGCGCAAGAATTTTTTTTTGAATTTTTCATTTCGCTTCGCTTCGGGCAGCAGGCGTCGAAAGGAAATACGATGGCCCGAAAGCCGAAAGCCAAACCAATTTGGCCCGCCCACAAGACCGAAGACCGCCCGCTCACGAAATTGACGGCAAATCCCAAAAACGCCCGTACACACAGCGATGAGCAGGTCGCCTTGATCGCTGCAGCTATTGAACAATACGGGTTTACCAACCGCGTCTTGATTGACGAGAACGACGTTATACTCGCCGGCCATGGTCGCGTGCTTGCAGCCCAAAAACTGGGCCTCAAAACGATTCCGGTCGCTATCTGCGATGGCTGGTCTGAGGATCAAAAGCGCGCATATATGCTCGCCGATAATCAATTGGCTGCTGCGGCGGGCTGGGATGAGGCGTTGCTGCGATCAGAGCTTGAGGCACTGGACGCCACGCCTGTGGCCCTGGAAAGCCTCGGATTCAGTGATCACGACCTTGCTCGTTTCCTGAATCGTGGTGGTGAAGAGCCGCCAGAGGTACAGATCAAGGTTCCAGACGACCCTATCGCGGCGCTCGGCGACGTCTGGCAACTTGGTCAGCATCGCGTGGCTTGCGGTGATAGCACGGACGCTGCGATCGTCGCGGCACTTATGGATGGTGCGCGACCTCATTTGATGGTCACTGACCCGCCATACGGTGTCGAATACGACGCAAACTGGCGAAATGGTGCCAAGCGCGCCGATGGTTCTAAGGATGGTGCAAGGGCCCTAGGTAAAGTTAAGAACGATGACCGCGCAGATTGGCAGGAAGCGTGGGACTTGTTTGAGGGTGACGTCGCCTATGTCTGGCACGCATCAATGTTCATCGCGGAGGTTCTGCAGTCTTTGCAGGCCAGTAATTTTCAATATCGCGCGCAGCTGATCTGGGACAAAGGCCAGATTGCTATCGGCCGCGGCCACTATCATTGGCGGCACGAGCCTTGTTGGTACGTCGTTCGCAAAGGTCGCAAGGCGCACTGGACAGGCAGCCGCAAAGAGCATTCGGTCTGGGATATCCCTAAGCCTCGCGCGTCCGAGACAGGGCACAGTACGCAGAAGCCGATCGAGTGCATGGCGCGTCCGATGCGGAACAATTCAAAGCGCGGCGACAAGGTTTATGATCCGTTTCTGGGCAGCGGCACGTCGGTCATTGCGGCCGAACAGGAAGGCCGTATCTGTTACGGCATCGAATTAAACCCAGCGTATGTCGATATCATCATCGCTCGCTGGGAGCAGAAGACGGGTAAAAAGGCCGAAAGGGTAATTGATGGCAAAGCCGGATGACGGCCTAATTGGTGTCGCAACTGCGGCCCAGCTACTTAAAGTTACGCCGCGAACTGTTCAAAAACTCACCAAGGACGGGTGGATAGAGAAGGCTGGCCACGGTCAGTACAGCCTGGTCAATGTGGTGCAGGGCTATATTTCCTACCAGCAGTCTCGCATCGATGAACTTTCTCGTAAAAACGCTGACAAAAACGTCAGCACCGAGCGATATCGCCGCCTGAAAACGGAGAATGATCTCCGCGAAGGCAAACTTATTGAAGTGACAGAGGCGCGGGCAATGCTTCAGTCACATGCGGGCACCGTGCGCAGCCGTCTCACATCGCTGCCAGCGCGTCTGACAAGGGATAAATCTCAGCGTGCCAAAGCCCGTCGCGAAATCAACACGGTCCTCGGCGAGATCGCAGCTGACATCAAAGTCTTTGGTTCTGCTGAGGGATCTAAGTGAGTTATATGAACCGCTTCCGGTTCGTGACCCGATTGAATGGGCTGTCCAAGAGCGCAAGCTGCCTGACAGTGCAGACACGCCGGGCCCGCTCGATCACGATATAACACCATACGTCAAACGGATCCTCGAATCCTTCGAAGAGGAAAGCCCGTTCGACAAAATCATCTTCGTCTGCGGATCTCAAATGTCGAAGACGGAGGCAACCCTGACGGTCATGGGTAAGCGCCTTCACGAGCGCGCGTGCCCGATCATCTATGTCGGCCCTTCCGAGGCCTTTGTGCGTGACCAGTTTGAGCCACGCGTCAAAGAGATGCTGGAGAATTCATCGGCGCTGAGACCGCGCTGGATGGAGGGCCAGAACGATAAGAAACTGGTAAAGCAGGTCTCAGGTGTTCAGCTTCGACTGGCCTATGCAGGATCCACTGCGCCGCTGAAATCCAGTGCTGCCGGCCTCGTTATCGTCGATGAGCGGGATGGCATGTCCTCAAACATCAAAGGCGAGGGCGACCCTGTCACGCTGGTTGAGGCGCGCGGTGATACATACGCGGACTTCAAGCTGGGCGTCACTTCGACGCCAACAGAGGGCAGCGCTGAGGCAAAGCTGAACGAGGAGACGGGCCTCATGCATTGGGAGCCCGGCGACGCCGACGAGATTGGCAGCCCTATTTGGCGGCTATGGCAGGGCGGCACACGGCATGAATGGGCGTGGCCTTGTCCGCATTGCACCGAGTATTTCGTGCCGCGTCTCGAGCATCTGTACGCCACGTGTGGCCGGACGGGTGAGCTCACGACGCTGACCACGGTCGAGAATTCAACGGGCGCAGCGGTTGAACGCAGCGCTTGCATGGTCTGCCCAGATTGCGGCGGCGTTATCGAGGAGAAAGACAAAGAGGCGATGAACGCTGCCGGCGTTTACGTCTCGCCAGGGCAGAGTGTTAGCCCTGACGGCGAGGTCACCGGCGACGAAATAGACAGCAGCACAGGTTCCTTCTGGGTGTCTGGGCTTTGCTCTCCATTCAGGTCGTTCGGCAACCGCGCCAAACGGTATTATGAAGCGAAACTGGTCGGCGACGAGAAGGCGCTGATCGCGGCGATGAACACCGGCTTCGGCGAGCTATACTCTGTCGATGGCGGCGAGGCTCTGGACTGGCAAGTGCTGCAGGGACGCGCGCTCCCATATCAATGGCCGGAAATTCCTGCTGGGGTGCAGGCCGTGACATGCGGCGTCGATATCGGCGCGCACAGGATTCACTACGTCGTTCGTGGATGGGGCATGCTCGAGCAGTCTTGGCTGCTAAAAAACGGTACGATCGAGGGCCAGACCGCTGGCTTTGAGGTCTGGGAGCAGCTCTACGATATGTTGATCTCGCCGGTGGGCGCTTTCAACATCGGACTGACCATGGTGGACGCAGGCTTCCGGCCCGGCAAGAAAGACATGGTGCCGGTGCATCGCGTGTACGAGTTTGCGAAGCGTCATGCTCGCATCCGTGCGGCGCGTGGCCGGGACAAGCTCGACAAGCCGTTCTACAGGTCGATTATCGACATCACGGTCGATGGTAAATTGATCCCTAAAGGCGCTCAGATTTGGAACGTCGATACGGATCACTACAAGACGAAGATCATGGGCTGGCTGCGCGCCGACGAGGAGTCGATGCCGCGTTTTAGATATGGCCTCGACCCAGATGAAGAATATTTTCGCGCGCTGACATCAGAGGCGCGTGTGTTTCAGCCTAGCGGCAAGCCAAAATGGATCGCGCTGAGGCGTGGCAACCACTACCTCGACTGCGAAATGCTGGCGACGGCCGCAGCCGACATGCTCAAGGTCAATTTGTTGACCGAGGGCGAGATACTTCACCCCGCTGAATATGGCGACGCCCCAACGTCAGACGATGACGACCGGGCTCTGCAAGCGATGCTCGGAAAGCTCCACAGTCGATGAAACTACTGCCAGACTTTATCTCCAAGCGGGCGGCGGGCGCGCCCAGCGATGGCGTGGCTCGTCAGGAACCGCAGTCACGTTACCTGCGAGATACCGTTAGCGGGATCCTTCGCCAATGGACCCCATTCCTGCGCTCGTCTGAGGTTGACGTTCAGCAGGCCTGGACCAAGGCAACAGCGCGCGCGATCGATACGATCCACAACTCCGGTTACATTTCCGGAGCGGTCGAGAAGGCGCTTGCACATATCTGCGGCACGGGCCTGAACCTGAACACTGAGCCGGATTGGAAAGCGCTGGGCTGGACCAAAGAATACGCTCGCGAGTGGACCAAGGACGTCGAGCGTCGCTGGGCCACGTGGGCTTCGACACCGATGGAGTGTGATATCACCGGACGGGTGACCATGCACCAGCTTGCGAAAATGGCCACCCGGTCGTTTCTCGGCACCGGAGAGGTGGTTTCGTTCATCCCGCGCAAAGCGCGGAATGGTGCCGTCTCTAACGTGCGTATGGATCTGCGAGAGTCCATGACGCTCAGCCACAAAAGCGAATACCCTAACATTATTCAGGGTGTCGAAATCGGCAGCGACCGCATGCCGATCGCTTATCATACTGAAGTCGAATTGGTGAACGGTGAGGTACAAGAGCGCAGATATCCGGCTCGCACCGCAACCGGCACAACTCAGGTGCTTCATCTGTTTGACGGCGAAGTCGGTCAGTACCGCGGCATCACAGTGCTTGCACCTGTGCTGAAGGTCATTCGCCAGTTTGACCAATCGCAAGACGCGACATTGGCCGCGCAGCTTCTGCAGACGGTGTTTGCCGCAACCTTGAAATCGGACGCCGGCGAAGACGCTGCGTCGCAAGGGATCCAGACCGCGGGCGCTAAGACGTTTGCGCAGCAGCAACTCGAGCGGCTGAAATGGTACGACCAAGCGAAAGTGGACCTCGGCGATCACGGTCAGGTCGCATATCTGTACGCGGGCGACGAACTGAGCTTCCACACGCCAGGAGCGCCGAACGATAATTACGTGGCAATGATGAAACTGCTCTTGCAGGAAATCGCGACGTGCATGGGCCTTATGTATGAGGATGTGACCGGCGACTATACCTCGGCCACTTACTCGAGTGTTCGTATGGGCGTCTCGAGCAACTGGCCGCTCGTCTTGCACCGCCGGCAGAACATCACAGGTCGGTTTTATCAGGCCGCGTTTGAGGCATGGCTTGAGGACGAGATTGATCGCGGCACGACACCGTTTCCCGGTGGCCTGCGTCGCTTCCACAAGATGCGCGCATACGTCTGTCGTGCGAAATGGTTCGGCCCATCCAAGCCGACAGCTGACGATCTGAAGACGGCAAAGGCTCGGCAAGTAGAGACGACATCCGGCCTCAAAACGGTCGGGACCGTTGTCTCCGAAGACGGCAAAGATGGCCGCGATCACCTCGACGAGTTGGCTGACGAAATCGAAGACTGGGAAGCGCGCGGGCGTCTCCATCCATACGTGCTGGCCGAGTTGCAGGCGCTACCACCAGAGGCTCCTGACGAGCCAGATGAGCCACCACGGCGGAGTGCATCATAATGGCGATCGACTGGCAGAACATCGACTTCAACGATCCGTGCGCGATCTATGAAGCGCTGGCTCCAACCTATTATCAGCTGCTCGAGGGCGGCGGCGGAGGCACCAAGCGTGTCGAGATCGAAGGGCGTGTGGTCGAGTTCCACCAAAGCAACTTCAAAGATCTGAGCGCAAAGATGGAAGAGCTTCGAGCGCTTTGCAAAGCCGCTGGCGGCGACGTCATCGAATCCTCAGATCGAAAATCGATCAGGTCGGGCTTCATCGGACCAGGAGACTCCTACGCATGAACATTGACTTCAAAGAATTGCTGACGACGGTCGCTAATGAGCCGCTTGGAATGCACATCGATTCCGCGCACGAGTTTCTGCAGATGTGTGCGACGCGCGATCAGAGCGTGGGCAAGTTCCGCGAGATTGATGCGCGTCGATATGTTGGTCAGGTCTCCGAAACAGGTCTCTATTACCAATATGGTTCGACGGCGATCATCCCGATCGTGGGCCCACTGAATAGACGCCGGTCCTACTATCTCGACAGCTATGAAATGATCGAGGCTCGGGTGACTGCTGCAGCCGACGACGCACAAATCAGCCGCATCATTCTCGACATAGACAGCCCTGGCGGTCTTGCCTCTGGCATGTCTTCCTGCGCGGATGTGGTGAGCGAGGCCAACGATCGAAAACAGGTTACCGCCGTCGTATATGGCTGGGCTGCTTCAGCAGCGTATGGATTGGCGTCACAGGCCTCCGAAATAGTCATCGACCAGACTGGCGAGGTTGGTTCTATCGGTGTCGTGCAGATGCATATCAGCATGCAGAAAGCGCTCGAAGAGGCGGGCATCGAGGTCAATCTTCTGACCAACGTGGAGTCCGATCTCAAGACGCTGGGTAACAGATTTGAGAACCTGACCGCCGATGCGCGGGCAAGAATTCTGGCAGACCTGCAGGGTTATTACGCCGACTTTAAGTCGACCGTTCGCTCTGGTCGGCCCTCTCTTTCAAACGAACAAGTCGACGCGTTTCGTGGAGACATGTTCACCGGGGAGGACGCTGTCAATCGCGGCCTTGCCGATCGTGTGGGGACGCTTCTCGATGAGTTGCAAGTTCCACGTAACCAGCCCGGCTCGTCGGGTGCAACCGGAGCGACAACAATGTCAAATCCAAATCCTGCGCCGGGGGCTAATCCGGCACTGCCAGAACCTTCTGGCGCTACACCAACCACGCCCGCGACGCCAGCGGCGACACCTGCGCCGCAGGCTATCGACCAGAAGGCTCGCATCTCAGCCATCTTGAACAGTGAGGAAGCACAAGGCCGCGAAGACCTCGCCAAGCACTATGCTTTCGACACTGACGACGATGCTGCGAAGGCGATCGCCGCCATGGCCGCTGCGCCGAAAGCGGTACCAGCTGCCGCCACTCCATCTGCTCCGACCCCAACGACGCCAGGCGCAGAAGCGGGGACACCGTCTCTGCCGACCGCTAGTGTCGATGACGCTGGCATGCAGGTCGAGGCACCAGCTCCGAAGCAGAAGCCTTCGGAGGCTCGCAAATCCACGGCTGAAATTTACGACAGCTACAACAAACAGATGAAGGGGGCATAAGCCATGCTTGGCACGCCAAAAACCAAAGGTCCGTACAATGACGGGTTTATTCTGAGCGAGGGCTACCGCTCACGCTCACGGGCAAACGTGATGCTGGCTGATGGTGAAAACCTTCAGCCGGGCACGGTCCTCGGACAAGACACCACCACCAGCGAGTTCAAGATCCTTGATCCCGCGGCCGGTGATGGCAGCGAGGTAGCCAAGGCAGTTTTGCTGAAAGCTTCACACGCCGACGGCGCGGCTCTCGAAGTCGCCGTCATCGACACGGATGCCGAGGTCATCGAAGCCCTTCTCGTATGGGCGACGGGTGTCACCGACGCGCAAAAACAAACAGCTTACGCACAGCTCGGCGATGCCGGGATCAAAGTGCGTCCGAGCGCATAGGAGGCCTAACACATGGCTCACATGAATATCTTTGAAGACGATGCATTCAGCATGCAGTCTCTGACGGCAGACGTTAACGACATGCCGTTCGTACCTGGCCAGATCGGTCGCCTTGGTATTTTCCAAGCGCGCGGTGTGCCGACAACCACGATCTCTATCGAGCGTCGTGACCGAACTTTGCGTCTGATCAATCCGACCCCTCGTGGCGGACCCGGTGAGACACGCGATCGCGATACACGCAACCTGCGTGCATTCGTAATTCCGCACTTCCAGCGTGACGATTCCGTCAACGCCGACGAGGTGCAGAATGTTCGCGCGTTTGGCAGCGAAAGCTCTGTCGAGACGGTTCGCGGCTTGGTCCGTGACCGGATGCGCCAGCACACAGAAGACCTCGATGCAACGATTGAGCATCAGCGTTTGGGCTGCCTCAAAGGCAAGGTGCTGGACCGCGATGGCAACGTGATGGAGGATCTATTCACGTCCTTCGGCTTCGCTCAGCCAGCGGCTTACAATTTTGGCCTAGGCACAGCGACGACAAAGATCCGCACGAAGTGTGCAAATCTCAAACGTCAGGTGCAGAACAATCTGCGCGGACAAAGCTTCAGCAGCATCCACGTGATGGTCGGCGACGACTTCTGGGACGCGTTGATCGATCACGACAACGTGCGCGAGTCGTATCTTAACTGGCAATCGGCTGCAGAGCTTCGCGGCGATATGGAAGACGATATTTTCACCTATGCCGGTATCACGTTCGAGCGTCATCAGGTGTCTGCTGCCCATGACGCTGCCAAGGGCTCGGTTAGCTCTGATGGCGGCGCTAAGGGTGACCCATGGATACCCAAAGCCGGTGGTCAAGTCATCGTAAAGGGCGTCCGCAACATGTGGCTGACCCGCTTCGCACCTGCTGACTACGAGGAGACGGTCAACACAGTTGGTCGCCCTCGCTACGCTAAGCAGTGGCCGAAGCCGAACGGCAAGGGCCGCGACATGGAGGTTCAGACGAACGTCATCAACCTCTGCACGCGTCCAGACCTGCTGATCCCGGTAACCGCTTAGTTCTATGCCTACACGTTTCGATGCATTACTTCGACAGGCTGACGCCATCATCGATAATATGCATGGCGAGACGTTCAGCTATGAGCCACGCCTCAAGGGCGTGAATGTCAGATCGCAGCCCGATACCTCTCGGGCTGCGATTGCTTCTCTGGTGGCCTATTTTCAGGACACTGGAACTAGATCTTCTGGCCCATCTCGCGGCGAAGCCCGGCACACAAAAGCCTGGCTCTCGATCGCGTATAACCAGCGGCCCGCCGACGTGAAGCTCGGCGACCAGTTTACCCGTCTGCATGACGGCCGAAAATATGAGGTGTTCGACATCGATCCTCACCATAACCGCAACCGCACTCGCTACATGGTTCATGAGGTCAGCTAATGTCACTCGCTCGCGCAGCGCTTCGTCTTTCTGCCATGGGAGCACTTACCGCTGGCGGACATGAAGACCGGACGATGGCCGGTCAGTATGTCTATGACAGCCAGCAGGACGCGGTGCAGAAGCTTACCGACGACCCGGACCCAAAGCCTTTAATTCTGGTCTATACCGATGACACGACGGTCGACCCTGGCGATGAGCGCCGCGGCACCGAAGGTCCGAGCGAGCACTATTGCGATCTGATTATAGAGCTATGGTTCGCCGGCACCATCCAAGGCGAAATGGTCTTTGCTGAAACCGACGGCACGCTAGAACTTGCGCTTGATATTTTTGAAGCACAGGTGCGGCATGCGCTGATGAAAATGGCTCCTGACCTGTGGGCTGAGCGGTTCGTCACCATTTGCCAGCGCGTTGATGCAGAGAAGTCTGAGCGCTATTATAACGAGGAGGCGGCCGGCAGAGTTGCAGCGCGCATCCTAACATTGACCTGCCGGGTGAAAGAGACATGCACAGGCGAGGTCTGGGCGAATGCGTTCACTGGCGAAGATCGCACAATTGAACTTCCAGAGCCTTTGAAAACTACACTTCAAACTATCATTGATGAAGGTAAAACAGGCAGCGATATCGTGGCCCATGCCGAGCAGCTGACGGCGCTCTGGACGACCTTGATGCCAGTTCTGCAGCGCCCTTCACTTAATCCGCTGATCACAGCGCAAATTCACGATGGGCCGGAAGGTCCGCAATCGGTCCACAGGGCCACGGCAGAGCCGCCACAAACTTAGGAGCTCACTTATGAAAACCATTAAAGTGCGTCCGGCTGACGGTCGGCGCGTGCGTAATCCTGCACGCAATTATGAGCCATTTGGCGATGACTTTGAAACGGTAAACCCGTCTGATCCATATATCGCTCGGCGGCTAGAGGCCGGTGATCTGGTCGAGGCTACGAAGCCTCCTGTTCGTAAGCAGGCAGAGCCGCCAAAAACCACCACCAAACAAGAACCGGACAAAGAGGGCTAATCCATGGCTGTACAATTTAACGAGATTCCGTCTGGCATTCGCACGCCATTTTTCTATGCCGAACTTAGCGCAGCTTCGGTTATCACCGAGGGCCAAGGCCGTTTGCTTTTGATGGGCCACAAGCTGCCGGCTGGTACTGCCACGGACGACCAACCGATCCGCGTCGGCGGATCAGAGATTGCTCTCTTCGGCGCGGGCTCTCAGCTTGCCCAAATGGTCGCGACTGCCCGTGCTGCAAGTTCGGTGATCGACATCTGGGCGGTGCCTGTCGCTGAGCCGGGTGCCGGCGTTGCTGCCACAGGTAAGATTGCGGTCTCGACCGCGCCGTCATCATCTGGTCTCGTAACTGTTTACATCGGCGGCGTCCGTGTTCGCGTTGCGATCGCAGGAACCGATTCTGCAGATGATGTGGCCACCAAGCTACAGGCTGCCATTGCTTCGACGCCTGGTATTCAGGTGACGGCCGTCGTCGGTGCTGCCACAAATGAAGTGGATCTGACCGCTCTGCATCAGGGCGCGATCGGGAATGACATCTTTTTCGTAACCGGCCTTGAGTCCTCTGACGGTTCGCTGGCAGACTCGCTGCTCACCTTCACGGCTATGTCAGGCGGTGCAGGAACGCCAGCCCTGACGACCGCGTTTGCAAACATGGGCTCCGAGACCTTTGACTACATCGCTGCGCCATTCTCCGAGACTGATACGCTTGATGAAGTGGAAACCGCGCTGAATGGTCAGACCGGTCGCTGGTCTCCAACACGCCAACTGTATGGTCACTACATCACCGCGCGTCCGGGTGCGTTCGGTGTGATCTCTGCTTACGGCAATGCGCGGAATGACCCGCACGTGACGATTATGGGAACGTCAAACTCTCCGACTGATCCTGCTACATGGGTGGCGTCATTCGGTGCGATCATTGCTAAGCATTTGGCAAACGCTCCTGAGCTAAACCGTCCCCTGCAGACCTTGCAAATTCCGGGTGTCCGTGGACCTAAGCAGATTGGCGATCGTTGGGAGTTCAGCGAGAGCGAGGCGCTGCTCCGCGATGGCATCTCGACTTTCTATGTCGATGCATCTGGCAATGTTCGCATACAGCGGACGATCACGACGTACCAGCGTAATGCGTTCGGTACCGACGATGCAGGCCAGCTGGACATTCAGGTGCTTGCCCAGCAGGTCTACGCCATCCGCCGGCTACGCGCTGCAATTGAAGCAGAGCACGGTCGCAAGGCGTTGGCTCAATCAAATGTTTCCAGCGCTTCCAGCGTTGCGACGCCTGACGACATTCGCAACACGCTTCTTCATGAGTATGCCACCCTTGAAAACGTTGGCGTCGTGGAAAACTTGTCAGCGTTCTCTGAAGCGCTGGTGGTTGAGATCAACCCGACCGATAAGTACCGTGTCGATGTTTATCTCAAGGCCGACCACACCGGACAGCTGCGTATCCTCGCGCTGGCCTATGAGTCTAATCAGCAACTATAGGAGGCCATACCATGGCTGACACAATTATCGGTGGCCGCGTCACCGTGAAAGCAAATGGCGTCGATATCGAAGTCATGGGCGACGTCTCGATCGAGAACCCATACGGCTCGACGCGCGAAGCTAAGGCGACGGATTCCGGCAACCTTGCAGTGACCATCGAGGCTGCGCCGACCGTCTTCAAGATCGGGATCATCGATCGTAAGGGGTCTAGTCTTGAAGAACTTTGGAATGCCGACTCTCTGAACGTGACGGTGAAGGAAGATGATGTGGAAATCTATCATCTTTTGACTGGCGGGATGCTGACCGGCAACCTGACCAAAAACCTGAAGTCCGGCGAGATCGACGGCTTCGAAATATCCGGCGGCGCTGGATCATATCGTCGGGAAGATCGATAATGTCAGATGAACTAAACCTTGATGGCGATGAGCTGAAAAAATCGGTGACTGAGACGAAGGCAACCGACGAGGAGTTTGAGGCGTTCACGCTGAACGACGACGGTACTCTGACGTGCCGTTTCAAGAAGCCGTTCCAGCCCGACCATGGCGACCCGATCACTGAATTTGTGATCAAGGAGCCAACAGGAAGCACACTCGATAAGTTTGGCACGCCTTACCGGCAGCTCTTCATGGGCGCGGGTGAGGGTGGCGACCAGGTAATGGAGCTTCGCATCGATAACAAGAAGATGAAGCGATATGCGTCGCATCTGTCTGACCTTACGCTCGGCGACTTTGAGAAGATGCCGGCGCGCATCCTGCAGCCGATCTATCAGGAAATGGCACTGACGCTTTTCATGGGCGCCAAAGATTAGAGCGACTGGTTGACGACCTAGTTTTTGGCGCGCGCCTATCTCTCGCCGATATCAACTCGCTGACCGGTCATCAGATCAAAGACATGCACGATCGGTTTGTGAACTGGTCAGAGGCCAAACGCCGCGCAGAAGAGGCGCACATTAAAAAGCGCTAAAGGATTTGTGTCGTGGCAACTGTGCTTTCAACCAAAACCGTTCTAACGGTCGACGACCGGACGCGTGGCGCCTTCAACCGAGTGGCGATGCGGGCTGAGGGCATGGCCCAACGCATGAACCGCGTTCGTGGACGCATGCGCGTGGCTGGCAGCCGAATGATGGAAGACGGCGCGCGCATGCGCACGGCCATCAGCCTTCCAGCGGCGGGCGTGCTTGGCGGATCTTTGTTCATTACAGAGGGTTACGAACGCGCTGCCAATTTCGTAAAAGGCATGGCCCGTGAGGCTGGCGCGACGGCTGACCAGCTTGAGGCCTTGCGCGAGCAATCTCTAGTGCTTGGTCGAACGACCATGTTCACGGCGCGCCAGGTAGCTGAGGCGCAAAAGTTTCTCGCCATGTCCGGCAATGATGCTGAGCGCATTCTGGGCACAACGCCAGCGACGCTCCGGCTTGCTGCGGCCGCCCAGATGGATCTTGGCGAAGCTGCAAACTACGTCACCAATGTCATGAAAGGCATGGGTCTCGAAATTGAAGAGGTCGACGGCGTTGTCGACGTACTGACCAAAGGCTTCACGTCCACGAACATCGACATGCGTTCCATCGGCGAGCAGATGAAACACCTTGGCGGTAACGCGAAAGCGATGGGCCAAGACCTGACTGAGGCGGTTGCTGCTCTCGGTCTTGTCGGTGATGCCGGCGCTGCCGATATCGGCGGTACTGGTCTTCGGATGGTTAACAATAAGTTTGCCAATCCTACGACACACCTGCGTAAAGAATTCAAACGTCTTGGCATCGAAATTAAGAAGTCAGACGGCAAGCTGCGACCGCTGGCCGACCTCCTGATCGAGATGGAGGAAAAGGGCTACGACCCAATGCGGGCCGGTAAAGACTTCGGCAACCGCGCTGCGAACATCATTCAGCTGCTCTACGGCAAAGGCCACCAACTGCGTGAGCAGGTGAAGATCTTGCAGTCCGCAGATGGCATCGGTCAACGTCTGCAAGACGTTCAGATGGAAGGTTTGCCGGGGACAGTCAAAAAGCTGTGGTCTGCAATCGAAGGCCTGATGATCGCAATCGCAGACAAGGGCGGCGTGGCAGAGAGTTTCAGCAATTGGGCTGATAGCGTCATCAAACTTTCCAACGCTTTGGCGGCGGGCGACGCATCGACTCTTCGCTTCATTGTCAAGATGCTGGTAATCACGGCAGTTCTTTCTCCGGTGATCATCACGCTTGGCTTCCTGATCTGGTCAATTAGTCAGTTTGCTGTTCTGGCACCGGTGGTCGTCTTTGCGATCGGAAAGATCGCGGCGGGAATGGCTTTGCTAGGCCGCGTCATGGGGCTTGCAGGCGCTTTGGCCAGTACCGGATGGATGCCGTTTCTGGCCGTTGCTGCGGTGGCCGTCGCCGCCGTCGCGCTGCTCGGTGCGGCGGGATATCTTTTGGCAAACAACTGGCAGGAAATTACGGGCTGGCTGATCCGCTCAGTCGGTGCGATCGCAAAAGTATTCTTCTCTGCGTTCGGCTTAATCGGCGACCTCTTGTCAGGCGATTTTGCGGGCGCATGGATGCACCTCAAAAAGCTAGTCGCAAACGTGTGGGGCGCGATCAAGACGATCGTCGCCGGAGCTGTTCAGGGCATCTGGCGGGGCATGCTTCAACTCGGCGACGTCATGTTGTCATGGCTGCCCGACGGGATGGAGGAAAAGGTCCGCAATGTGCTTGGATCAATTGCAAATGGCTTTGGCTCGTTTGCATCCAAGGTCGGCGACTTTCTCAGCCCCATCACAAAGTGGGCTGGTGGGTTGCTGAAAGACCTCGGTCTGATCAAAGGCATCGTGGGCAACGGTGGCATCACCCGCGTCGTTCAAAACAACGCGCAGGTCAAAGCCGTGATGGCTCAGCAGACGCTGGCCGGTCTCGAGGGCAAAGGCAGCGGCGTGCTGACAGAAGCCAGCCACCAGCAGCTGCTTGATATCCTTGCGTCTCAAGCAACCGCAGGTCAGCAGGGACGTCTCGAGGTGGTCGTCAAGCCAGCTGCAGGCGCTACCGTCGATGGCATCCGCACGAGCGGAGACGTGCCGCGTAACTTAAATCTGGGTGTCGATAAGACCGGCACGGAGTAACGATCATGCGCGACTGGATTGGTGATAAGGAGCAGGCCAGTTTTGACGGCATCCCATTTGCTCTTGATGGGGAATCCATCACGTCAGGCCGTCGTGTGCAGACGAACGAATACGTCGGTACCGATGCTGCCGATCACGAGGATCTAGGCCGGAAGGCTCCCGAACTTTCCGTGCAGGGATATCTGGTCGGCGACGGCGCTGACGGAAATGCCGAGGCGCTGTTTCAGCGTTGCAGCGAGAGCGGCGCAGGTGAACTGGTATTACCGTTCCGTGATCAACGTCAGGCCATCTGCATCGAGGTCACGCGGTCGTACCGCGCGGATACGCTGGGCCGCTTCAACGTCCGCATGCGGTTTCGTCTGCTCGACGACAAGCCGCTCGGTATCTGGGTGGAGGGGCTTGGCGAGCGTCGTATCACGGATGCTGCCAGGGCGGCTCATCTGGCATCTGCGCAGGACTTCACCGACGTGTATTCGACGGCCAAGGCTCCTGATATCGCCAAAGAAACACTGGCCGACAAGATCCGTGAACAGACGCAGCGGCTTATCAAGCTGCGCGCGCGTGTGCGGGCAGGAGTGTCCGGCCTGACCGAGCGGTACCTGTCTGACGTGCTGGACACAGCAGACGCTCTGGCTGAAGCGTATCGCATCGCTGATAGCTTTGCCGAGGATATATACGTCGGCCTGCGCTCTGATCTGACGGCCCGCTTACCCGGCGAGATCAATATCCTAATGACCGCAATGCTGGCAGACGCGCCAAGCTCGCGGACGACCAGTTCTGCAATGGCGGATACCATCGCAGAGGTACGTGCCGAGATCACAGAGGAGCCAACGTTCCAGTCAGAGTCGCACCGCAGCATCCATACTTTAGAAACCGCGCTGAACAAGATGCTGCTCGCCGAGCTTTCGTTCGCGTATGCGCAGGCCGTGATCGAGATAGAATACGACACCGTGACGCTTGCGGAGTCCGCTTTGTCCGTGCTTCACGACGTCATGTATCAGGCAGCAATCGAGGCTCAGTCAGCGGCGAGCACGGATGCCATCACGGTACTGCATGGACTCGTCGCCGACCATCTATATCAGACAGCTTTGCACGCTCCGGACACGATCAAGGTCACCCGCGCTCGTGAAATTCCGGCGGCGCTGGCGGCGTGGCAAATCTATGCCGATCCGAGCCGCTCGACTGAGCTCGTTGTTAGAAACGGCGTTAGCGACCCGCTGGCGATGCCCACAGAATTCGATGCACTGGTCCGATGATTGAAGCAGTCACTGTCGAGGTCGATGGGAACACATACCGCGGTTGGACATTGGTTGCCATCACCGCTGGCCTGACGATCGCTGCCCGCGACTTTCATGTGTCGATCACAGAGCCAATCGCCGACAAAGCATTGCCCGTCTTCAAGCCATACGCGCCGGTCAAGGTGCTGGCTGGTGGCGACCTCCTGCTCGACGGGTATGTCGACTATTACGAGCCGGGCTTCACGCCATCTTCGCACTCGGTCGGCGTCGGCGGACGCAGCAAAGGCGGTCAGGTGATTGACAATTTTGTCACCTATACCGGCGGTGCGTTCGTAAACAGAACAGCGCTCCAAATCGCCGACGCGCTGAACACTACAGCCACCGCTTTTGAAACTGATCAAGACCTCAGCCCGTTGCCTGGAAAGTTTCAGCACAATCCGGGCGAGACGATCTTATCTGCAGTCCACCGAGCTATCCAGCCGATTGGCCTGACGGCCATGGGGTTGCCTAGCGGCGGCATTCGGCTGACCAAGGCCGGCACCGAGCGTCACGCTGGCGCGCTCGTCATGGGCACCGACGCGGGCACAAAAATTGACTCCGGTACCGCCACATTTGATGGGGCTGATCGGTACTCTAAAGTGATTGTCCACGGCACAGCGGTTGACGAGTTCGGCGACGAGCTTCGCGGCAAGGGCGAGGCGATCGATGAAACAGTGCCGATTGACCGAACGAAAGTCCTGGTCATTGACCAGGAGGCACGTTCATCGAAATGCAAGCAGCGTGCCTCACATGAGGTACGTAGGGCGGCGGGGAACGCAACGCGCGCCGATGTAACTGTCAACCGATGGCGCGACGAAGATGGCGACTTATGGGAACCAAATCGTTTGATCTATGTGCGTTCCCCGTTTTTGCGTCTTGATCAGGATATGCTTATCGAGCGTGTTCGGTTCACGCAAAGTGAGCGGTCTGGCACGCTTGCAGACCTGACGTTGGTCGATCCACGAACGCATGGCGGCGAGAAGCCGGGGCGCACCCGTAGCGACCAAATCTGGGACACGCCTAATGGAGAATAGACAGCTGGCTCAGCGCCTGCGCACCTTTGCCGATCATGTCGAGCAGAGTGGTTTTGATGACAGCGGCCAAAGGCAACTGGTCGAGGTGCTTGCGATCGCGGGGCAGATTCTCGGCGAGGGCGCTACGGCGCCACGCTTTCAGGATTATGGTTTCAGTAGCCATCCGCCGGTCGGCTCGAAAGGTCTGGCTCTGCGGATGCGTGGTGCGTCTGAGCAGGCGGTGATCGTTCGGATGGAGCATGCAGACAGTCGCCCGAAAGACCTTCCTGAAGGCGGCGCTGCTCTATACGATGCGGACGGCAAGATACTTAAATTCATTCCCGACGAAGCAGAATTCAATACAAAATCAAAACCGATTACCATCCGCACGGGAGCATGGGATCAAGACACCGACGGCGCGACGCTAGATGTGAAATCAGGTGAGGCAACGATGGATGCCGGTTCTGATGGCTACACAATCACATGCGGTAAGCTGACGATCAAGGCGACAACGGTCGTCATCGAAAGCGCCGATATCAACCTCGGAGGCATGGGCGGCAAGCCTGTCGCAGTCCTCGGATCGGTGACGACAAACGGTGGAACCATTGTCAGCGGAACGGCAGTCAAAGTGAAAGCAGTCTGATGTATGCGAGAGCCAACGAAGGGCCTGATCTGCCGCGTCAAGGCTGGGATACTGTCTGGCATGGCACCTATGGAGACTGGGCGCTCGCTGCCGGCAATTTGAAGGCCGACGCAGCACTGCACTCGGCGGTCGTGCTCTGCCTTTTCACAGACGTTCGTGCGCCTGACAATCTCGTCATTGATGACCCGCTGGATCGGCGCGGCTGGCCTGGCGACGGCTTTGACGTTGACGCGAACGCGGGCGAAGGTCCGATGGGTAGCCTGCTGTGGACGCTCGAACGCAGTATCCTGACAAATGAGACAGCGCGCACCGCGAGGCGCTACGCATACGAGGCGCTACGCCCTCTGCTGCGCCAGAAGGCTGCGGCGAAAATTGAAGTCGAAGCGGCGGCAAATCAAATAGAAGACCGGCTCGAAATCTGCATCGTCATGTATGCCCAAAGCGGCTCAAAAATTTACGACCAGCGATTTGATCGCGTGTGGAAAGAGACCCTCGAATGAGTATTTCCATCCCTTCGCTTGAGACCATTGGTCAGAACCTGCGCCGAGCCTTCAAGGCACATTTGCCGGGCTCCGACCCTTATCTCTGGCCCTCCAATATTGCGGCTACCTCTAAGGTAATCGCCCTTGAGACGCATGCGAGCTACCAGCGCCTCGACTATCTGCAGCGACAGATATTTGCTTCAACAGCAAACACCGATGCGCTCCTGCGTCATGCGGCCGAATTTGGTGTAACGCGGCTCTCCGCTACGTCGTCGCGCGGGCTAGTGACTTTCACTGGACCGGCTAGCACGATCATCGTGGCTGGTACCGAGTTCACGAGAACAGATGGCGTGAAGTACACACTTCTCGAAGATACCGAAATTCCGGCGACGGGCATCATCGATGCGCAGGTCACTTCCGTCGAAACGGGCTATGCAGTGAACCTGCTGAGCGGCGCAGACTTGTCCGGCGCTCCCGCTGGTGTGACGGCCGTCGTCGCCTCTGCCGGTCTTGCGGGCGGCGCAGATATCGAGCCAATCGAAAGCCTCCGTGCCCGCGTTTTGTATCGTAAGGCCTATCCACCTGCGGCCGGAAATTCATCTGATTACATCCGCTGGACGCGCGAGCAGGCAGGCGTGACGCGCGCATATGTCAGCCGTGTTGCCTACGGGCCCGGCACTGTGCTTGTGATGTTCATGATGGACGACACCTATGCAGACGGAATACCGCAAGCAGCGGACATCGCGCGCATCAAAGCAGCGCTCGAGGCGGAGGCTCCGGTCGGTGCAACGATCACCGTCCGCGCTCCGATACCGAAGGTTGTGGATATCGTCGTCGACGGTCTATCGCCTGGCACGGGCCGGGTGATGGATGCCATACGCGCAGAAGTCGCCGGCATGCTGCGCTTGCGAGGCCGTCCGAGCCTTCCGAACGACGGCACCACCATTAGTCGGTCGTGGGTTGCGCAGGCCGTAGCGGACGCTAAGGGCGAGCACCGTCATCGGCTAGTGGAGCCCACCGGTGATGTAATTCTACAGCCGTATGAAATTGCTGTGATTGGTACCGTGAGTAAGACCTGATGCAACCGTGCCATGATCGTGAAAGCTTGCTGAAGCAGGTCTTACAGCTACTGCCCCGCGGGCGCGCTTGGCCACGCGTTCTGCCAGACGGCACCGATTCTGTCATCACTCAGTTTTGGCGTTCTGTATGCGAAGTCTGGGCGGATTTTCACCAAGCGACATGCGCGCTTGAAGAGGAAATGTATTGTTCCACGGCGACGGCTACTCGCGATATGTGGATGGAAGAATACGGCCTGCCGAGCGAGTGCGATCCCTACGGAAACAGCCTCTGTCTAAAGGTTCTCGCCAATGGCGACGGCTCTGCTGAATGGATGGTTTCAGTCGCCGAGCGTGATGGCTGGGAGATCACCGTCGCAGAGCCACCTGACGAAAATTCACTGGCAGGCTGTATTGAAGTCGGCTGCACAGCCCTGTGCGAAGAGCCGCGCGGACGCCTCGATATCACCGTGATAAATGGTCCGTCGTTCGATGATCATTCGCACATGGGATGCATTGAAGTCGGCTGCACGCCGCTTTGCGCTCCCATCTTTGACCCGCTGCGCTGTCTAATTGAGAGCGCAGCTCCCGCCCATATGCAACTGAGGTTCATCTTAGCATGACTGATATTTTTGGTGTCAAAAATTCCAAACGCACGACCACGCGCCCGGCGCACGTGCCTTCCACGTCGAATGATGACACATGGTACGACAACTGTTCAGCGCCGGGCGCTGGCGACGGCACGGTTCTGACGGCCGAAGACCTCAACTTCATGCTAGCGAATAAACGAAGCCTAGTTCGCGGTGCGAACCTTTCTGGTTTGCTTGTCGGGAAGGTCGACGAAGATCCGGCTAGCGACGACTTGCTTAAGGATGCGATAGAACTTTACCTTAAGACGAACGACTTTTTGAAGCCGCGTCTGCAGCCGCGCGGGAATAATCGCATCAGCATTGGCGCTCTGGGGCAGTCTCAGATTGAGGCACCGGACTCGCGCGGCATGGGTGTTGTCTGGCCCACATGGGATCCTGAAAAGCACAGTTATCGCAACTGGGATACCACCTTAAATGATTGGTCGGTCAGGCCGGTACCAGGACTCGGCGACTTTGTCGGCGTCGACGCTCACATCATTCCGTGGCTGGCGTATGAAATCGTCAGTCGGCACCCGATCGGCGTCGACTCTGTCACGTTCCACATTCCAGGCTCAGAGCATGCGGTTTGGAAAGAGGCTGGTCAGCCGGGCTTCGATGAATTTGTCGCGCGCCACGTCGCGTCGGGCCTCGGCCCGTTGCGCGTGCTTTTGATCGCGTTGGGCGGCGCTGATCGCACGAGCTCAAGCAACCCGCTAGCAGGCAGCTCAGCGAAGGCAGAGCGTATCGAGATGGTCGCCAATTTGAAGGCCGCAAACGTGATCGACGAAGACACAATCATTCTGTCTGAGGGCCTGTTTGCAGATATTGAACGCGCGAGTGGCGGTCGCTGGCACCGGGAAGACATTATCTCGGACATGCCAAGCTATGACGAGAACAGCGTTTACGTTACTGCAAATGGCCTGACTGCCACGGACAACGCGCATTTTGATAACGATCAAATGCCGATCCGGTCCCGCCGCCTGTATGATGGATTCTTGCAAGGTGTGTTTGGTCAACGCGGCTCGCCTCTGCCGTTCGGCATTACGCGTAACTTCACCGATGATCGCAAGCTCGGCTTGGTGCCGCCGGTGATCGAATATAATGAGGACGCTGCGGTCGCAACCTTCGATATTTATCGGTCGCCGGTCGTCCGCGTTCGCGCCTCGACAATCACGCTTAAAAACCCTGGCACCCTCGGCGAGTTCGCTGGCAACACATGGTTTAACCAGCTTAGCCCTACCGGCGTCCGGCCTGACTATGTGGCAGGCGAGCCCTCCGGCACAAAACTGCAATTGCCTGACGGCATGAACTTGCGAGATTATCGCAGAGGTAAGATTTGGAACGACACCACGCCGTTCTACTTCGGTGCCCAGCAGCGCGCGCTAAACCTCGTTTATGATGGTCAAGGCCAGATGATCGTTATGAGCGATATGAAGCCGGCGGTTCGCGACTATTCCTCAAACACGCGCGTGCATGATTATAACGGCACGGTCGCTCAATATCTTCGATCTCCCACAACAGCAATCGGCGAAGAGGTGGTGATCGCGCTTCCAGAAGAGGCTCGCACCACCGACTATTTTGTCGAGCGGATGGAGGGGCCATGGGTCGGTGACATCATCGCCAAGACCACCACCGACTTCACATTTAAGAATACCAGCGGCTCAGCGCTGGGCTTCTTATTCTTCAAGATTTGCACTCAGGAGGCTTAGGCCATGACGCCGATATCTGTTAAATGGCAGGACTCTGAAAAATCAGCAGTAACCATCAAGCTAGAAGATGGTCGCAGCGTCTCGTGCGCCGCGGCGGTACCAATGATGCAGCGCTACAAGATTATTACCGAGGTTCAAGTCGAAGGTGAGGACGCAGACTTCACAGACGCGCAGGGCCGCAAAGGTAATTGGGAAGCCAAGATGAAGCCGGAAGATCCGGCATGACCCAGCTGACACCACACTTTACGCTAGCCGAATTTACACGCTCGCAGACAGCGTCGACGCGCGGCATCAACAATCAGCCTGGGCCGGGACATAGAGCCAATCTGGTCTTGACCGCGTTCGGCCTCGAGCAGGTGCGTTCGATTATTGGCGACAAGTCTATCCGCGTGACCTCCGGGTATCGATCACCGGCGCTCAATAAAGCGGTGGGCGGTGTGCCGACATCCGATCATGCCAAGGGATACGCTGCTGATATATCAGTGCGCGGGATGCCGCCGCTAGCGGTCGCGAAGGCGATCGTCAAATCATCATTGGTGTTCGATCAAGTCATTCTCGAGGTGAGCCGTAATATCGTACACATCAGTTTCAATCCGCGTTTGCGCGGTCAGGTACTCACCCAGAAGAAGGGGGCCGGTACCCCTTTCACCAAGGGCCTGCCGTATCGGTAGACCTAATCACAGGAGCCTAAAATGAATAAACTAATGACGGTCATTTCGTCCGCATCCATGCTGCTGCTCGCATCATGCTCAAGCCTTGGTCTCGGCTCAGCGCCTTCCAATCCCGCCGAAGGAATCTCAGATGTTGGCGTCCAAATACTGACGGGTGTCGAAGTCTGTGAAGAAACGCTCAAGACCGCAGCGGATGTGGTTTCATCACCATCGACACCGCTTACGGTCGCCGAAGCCATCCTGATCAGTATGGAGGGCCTACAGCCTACATGCGATCTGGTGGCTCAATCCGGTCAAGTCTATGTCGCCTATAAAGATCCCGTTCAGGGTGCCATCGGCGGAGATATCGGTGACGGCCTGATCCTGATCGGTGCGGCATCGACCGATGCCAAGACGCGGTGGGCAGAGGCAGAGAAGCAAATAGCCGCCCTGCGCGCGCTGTTCGGAGGATCGTAAGATGGATATCAATGCACGTCAGGTTATCTCGCGCGCGTCCGAAGCGCTGGGCATGGCATCGACTGTTATGACCTTTGTGCCGATCGGCGGGCCTATGGCAGCGACCATCGCTGAAGGGATCCGGTTCGCAGCTAATTTGCTTGAGTTCGGTGAAGACGTTCTGTTGGACGGTGCGGCCGATTACATGGCTGCGCTGGACGGCATCAACGCAGATATGCGAGCGATCCAAGATGCCGGCGGCGCTACCGAGGAAGACTTCGAGGTTCGCCGTAATCAGATGCGTGAACATCTCGCCCGCGCGCGTGCAGCTGTGGAGGCTCGCCGCGCGACCTAACCAGTTTTCCTGATTGGAAAATCTCGCACCCCACGGGTGCTCCTCTCTCCCTGGCCCCGGCTGGTTCATCTTCGGATGTTCCAGCCGGGGCCTTTTTTTGTGCCTGGAATTCAGTCATGTTAATTTTTGCCACCTCAAATGAGGTGCAGAAAATGTACACGGTGGACTTGCGCGCACGGAAAAAAGCTGTATTAAGGTCACATCAAAACAGGCCAGCGGCCAACCGAAAGGACAAGATTATGACTTACATTGTTTTCACATCTCACACACATTCCGGCGACACTCGCAAGGACGGCACCTTCGAAGGCCATACGCCTTTGACAGCTGCTCAAGAATTCATGCAAGAATTATTGGAAGGGCATGTATACGGCGAGCTTCACTATTGCGCTGACGACGAGCCGAGCCATGGCCCAGTCCACACGACAAACTCGTGGGTAATAACAAACGCTTTAGACACGGCTGCAAAACATGCCAATCTCGACGATGCATTTATCGTTATTCAGGACGCCCTCATAGTTGAAGACGGCATGGAGGCTAGTTTTTTCTGTAACGGAAAAGAGATCACCGACGAAAGCTGGGCAGCGCTAAGCGCAGCTGATCGTCGCAAAATATTGATCGAATATGTCACCTATGAGTTTACTTGTAAGCTGCATTCGGCTGAGCATGGCTGGGTGCCGAGGGGCACACCAGAGGCCAAGGCTCAGCCATTCATGACCGATGTAGAGAAGGTCGCGCGCAGCTTCTCAGCGGTTCTCGCAGAATGGCTTACCGCCGAACAGATGGCTGCCGTGGTCGAAGCCAATAAGCCCGCATTTGTAAACGGCAATTTTCTTCGGACAGATTACTGCACAAGCCACGATTATTGCGACGCCAATATGGCGATGGATGAAGGCATAAAGCGCGCCTTAAGAAGAGAAACCGAGTGGACTGACGATGGAATGTTAGACGATGACACGGCCCTCTTTAACGCCGCTTGGACCATGGCGCGCGAGAACGATTATTACCAGACAGGCGAAGAACTTAGAGACGCGCGCGGCGAGTTGGGAGACCTATGGGGTCTCGGCAGGCCTGTATCAATGACCGAGATGGGCAAGCTGCTGCGGCTCAAAGGGCGCGACATCGGCTCGACCGTCCGTAAGTGGGAAAAGGGCACAGGCCCGACAGGCCCAGCGACTGTGATCATTGAGATGCTGCTGGCAGGTTCTGCGCATCCTGATATGGCGGAGGTGTTTGGCGATGAGTAGGAAGAAGCGATGCGGGCGAGGCGAGTCCCTGCTGCTTCAGCTACTCCATCCGGACGCCTAAAGTTTTTTCAGAATAATGCATATATCGACTTGCAAAGCCGGAAAAAAGCTGTATATATAAATCATCAACAACGGGGCAGCGCCCCACCGAAAGGACTAAAGATTATGTATATCGAAGGCAAAGCAGTATTTATGCGCAGCGAACCAAACGGTGAGCAGTCATTATCTACTTACAGCAAAGCGGAAGTTGAAGAGATTTACACTGCCGCGCAGATCGCAGACCTTGAGCTTGGCCAGCCAGTATTGATTATTGGGCGCCGCATTCACAACATCACGATTTGCATCACCGCGCTGGGCCGCGACGAGCTAGTAGCAACCGACCCAACCACGCTGCCAGTAAGCAAGCCTAAATCATAA